TGGGTATAGCGCAGTTGGTTAGCGCGCCAGATTGTGGCTCTGGAGGCCAAGGGTTCGAAACCCTTTACCCACCCTATATGTACCCGATGAGAAAAGTCTGAAAAGGCTTTTCATTTTCAATTAAAGGTTATCAGGTGAAAAAGTATTACTTTTCCGGTAAATGTCAGTGGTGTATCAGATTCTGATGACAAGATGTTTGTCGGTTTTGGTTTAATTTATAGTGGGCTATCGCCAAGCGGTAAGGCACAGGACTTTGACTCCTGCATTACGGTGGTTCAAATCCACCTAGCCCAGTTACCGGAGAGATTCTTCCGGTATATTATATGTAACGCGGTAACTGGGCTTGCCCAGAGACCGGAGAGATTCTTCCGGTATAAAATCTAAAGAACTACACCACGCATGTGCTTTCGTAACTTTACTTCTGTATTTTGCAGGTATAACATTGTTATTAACATGGGATATTAGCTCAGTTGGTAGAGCACATGACTTTTAATCATGGTGTCCCGGGTTCGAACCCCGGATGTCTCATTTGAATTTTGCGGATATGGCGGAACTGGCAGACGCGCTAGACTTAGGATCTAGTGGGAGACCGTGCAGGTTCAATTCCTGTTATCCGCACTGTGGGCTTTGTAGCGATTTTCGAAAATTGCGCAATACGCAAGGTAGCCAAAAAGGTAGCCAAGAGGATTAATCCTCTTGGCTTTTTCTTTACACTGCTTTTAATTTACTTTTGGCTTTCCGATCTGGTGCCGGTTCTGGCATAACAAACGCTTCATCCATCTTATGGGCTACTTCCTCGTCCATTCCCTTTAATATATGCTGATATGTTTTGCGCAACGTCTGTACATTGGAGTGACCAAGCCTTGCGGCCGCCTGCTTATCTGATATCCCTATTGACATCATTATTGTGGCATTGTAATGTCGCAGATCATGAAGCCTTGTGTGCGGTAGTTCAAACTGTTCGAGTAGATCAGAAAATCTACCAGTAAGGGATCCTGGCTTCCATTTTGTTACTACCCTGTCAAATTCATTTAAACCTTCTATTTTATCCCTGTTTCGGATAAGCATATCTATAACATACGCGGGTGCCGAAATCGTTCTTTTGCTCGATTTATTCTTTGGCGATTTCTCAATATCCTTATCGAATCTAACGTCTGTTTTCTCAATTGATATTTTGTTGTTTTTAAAATCTATGTTTTTCCACCTGAGTCCGCAAATTTCCCCACGCCTCAAACCGCACCCCGCTCCAAGCATGATTGGAACTTCTTCGGGCTTATTGATAACAAATGAAAGCAATTTCAAAAATTGTTCGCCATTATATACGTCAGGTTCGTAATCCACTGATTTTTTTAGTTGCACGCCGATGGTTGGGTTCTTTTTTAAATAATCATTTGTTATGGCATAGTTAAATGCAGACTTCAAAAACGTGTTTAGCTTATTTACCGTGTTTACGGATAAAGGCTTGCGTTTCACATTATCTTTAATGGCACTACAGTAGTATTCACGCTGAGAATTAAGCTTGATATCATAAAATTCATCGAGCGTAACCGGCTTTACATCAGTAAGTTTCATTTCCTTGAAATATGGCTTTATATGCACGTCTATATACATCCGATACAGACTTGCCGTTGTATCCTCCCATTTATGCTTTGTAAGTCTGTAATAGGTCTCTAGGAAGCCTACAAGCGTATCTTTATTGGGTTCGGAGTACTGACCGGTGGCAATTTCGTATTCGTATTTATCAATTTTCTTCTTCACTGTGCTTTCAGTGGCTCCCCGGAAGGTCTTTCGCTTCCTGGTGCCGAACGCATCCTTACCATTATCCTTAGCTCCCTTATATCCACCTTCATTAGGGTATATAGACCATCCGTTGATATATTCCATGGTTTATTCTCCTTTTGCTTTGCTCAATGCGCTAACAGTTGTCGACAACGCATCGGGAGATATTCCGTTTTTAATACATTCTCTTACTGCGCCGATATATTTTTCTTCGCCGTTAGTATCAGCTCCGGTAATCCAGTCAACTGTTACTCCAAATATTTCTCGTATGTTAAGCAGCATTTCTATAGTAGGGTTCATGGTTCCGGATTCATATCTTGTAATAGTAGATTTATTTACTCCGAGCCTTTTCGCCATATCAAGCCTTGTTAATCCGTGGTCTTCTCTTAACTCTTTCATTCTATCGGCCAGTTTAGCCATTGCTTTGTCCTCCAAATTATAGATTTATTATATTGTCTGTTACGCAACTTATTCTAGCAAAAATATTTAAAAAATGCAACATAAAAGTATTGACAATAACAATATCAAGTAGTATTCTAATTGTAGTGGTTGCGTAACGAGCAACACTACCTATAGTGGTTTTGTAAAACAATAGAAGGGAGAGGTGCTATGAAACATAGAAAAACGGCAAAAAAGAAGAAGTTTTTGGAAATTGAGTATTATAGGAAAAAATACTTAATTTCTCAGGCCGACTTCGCAATGCTGCTCGGAGTTAAAGAAAATACATACAGTCACAAGGAAACTGGTATATCCCCTGTTTCAACTGACGAATTACTTTTAATTCATGAAGCATTAAACAAATCTGCTAAAAAAGCAGGAGATCCGCCCATAACAATGGACGCATTATTAGGAATGTAACCTATTTTTTTACCAAAAAGGTTGCGTAATACGCAACAGGAAAGGAGTACATATTGAACATTGAGAAAGGAGGGGTGAACGAGTGGATAAAAAATTAAATATTTTAACAGGCGAATTCACAAAAATTATAATTGAGACTGACGAGGATTGCCCTATAACCATCGCCACGATTACAAACGACAGCATTGAACCCGCTAATGGTTATAGGGTTAGAATGACTCCTCAATTCAATTAGCCCCTCGGAGGGAATGGATCATTACCGTGACTATCCTTGGACTGGATCTTTCCATCCGTCCCTTGGATAATCAATTCGGAATGTTGGTTTCTTGCAATGTCTCGTGCGTAATCTACAGCATTCTGCTTATTATCAAAGATTTTAGTGTCGCGAGAGTTGCCTTCACCATGAACACCCCATTGTCCATCTTCTCTTGGAGATACCCATTGGTTTGACATGACTATTTTCTCCTTTCATATGTATTTCAACCGCCAAGTTGATAAGGAGATTATACCACCGTATTACAAAATATACCATAAAGGAAGGAGGCTTTCACTCATGAAGAAGCTCAAGCAATACGTTGATGTATTTATTCAGGCATTATTACTCGGTGCCGGTGTTTCCATTGGCGCAGTTATAGTCGTAGCAGTATCAAATATCATGTAAGGAGAGGAGGAAGATTATGCCTGAAATACTATATACGGTCAAGCAAGAGGCAACAAGCATTCTGATTAAGCGCATGAATAAATACATATCAGAGGCAAATGAAGTAAACAGTGACAGCGCTTATGAGTCGTTGAGATTTGCAAGGTTAACACTGGCTAACAGCAGAGGAATCTATATCTGTTTGAAGGGATTGGGATTGTTGTCAAAAGACGAGGTCATTGGCGAAAACATTGACAGGGTTCAGCAAAAAATTGAAGATATCCTGGATGAAAAAAGGAGGGGTGCGTAGTGGGTGGGTTTGAACAAAAGGCTCTTATATTTACAGTTGCGCTGCAAAATGTCTATAAGGATGAAGAAGACCGCGAAGACACTGGAAAGCTTGAGCTTACAGGAGATGGGCTAACAGAGGATTTCACAGCAATGTTAATGGCAATGAAGATTACATACGACAGGGTTACCGGTGACGATACTGACTTAATCGGATTTACACATATTCTTAACCGATTAGCAGTTCAGCATGTGATGGAGAAGTAAAGAAAACGAGCTCACCAGATCTGCGAAATCTGAATGAGCCCAAAGGTAAATAATCTAAGTGCATTATCGCACAAAAATAGGAGGAAAGCAAGCATGGCAAATGGAATCGTAAGAAAAATAGATGAACTCGGGAGAATTACCATCCCGATTGAGGTAAGAAGATCTCGCAACCTACATACTGGAGATAGACCGGAAATAGTAATGGATGGTCAAATCATCCGGATTAAGACAAAAGAATCTCGCGCCATGACCAGACCAATAGACGAGCTTGGTCGGATAGTTATTCCGATGGAGATACGCAGGATGCTTGGGTTTATTGCTCACCAGAAAGTTGATATGTGGGTTGAAGGTAACGATGTCTGCATCCAGAAATTTCACGCAGGCTGTGTTATCTGCGAATCAACAGATAATTTGATGGATGTCAACGGTGTTCCGATCTGCAGGAAATGCGGACTTAAGGTTATTGACCGCTTTGCGGAGGAATAAGCTATGAGTCATGATTCTTGGCACTGTAAGGTATGCAATGGAAATTTTGATCACGGAGAACCGTGCGATTGTAACAAGAGATTACCGTTTGTAACAGTACCGAACGATTACGGTACCCATACGGAATTGTATAGGGAGGAATTATCATTGAACATTATCAAAGTAAAATTCTTAAGGTCCGGAGAACCATCCGGAAGACCATATACATATTTTTCTGAGCATCCAGTTGTAGTTGGCGATAAGGTGGAGATTAATTCTGCATCAGTTGGTGTTGTTACCGAGATTGATGTGCCGGAAGAGGAAATCGTAGATTACAGGGATAAATGTAAATACATCCACGGTAAGTACGTTGAGCCTTTTACGGAAGTTGATAAAGCAGAATCAGTTTGCTATGGGTGTAGTCACAACGACACTGAAACCGGCATGTGTGCATCATATGAGGGATGTATAAGAGCAAAAGAAGAAGAGGAGGAGAACCTATGAGTATAAAGATCAACAAGCTTGAAATTGAGAATGTCAAACGTGTCAAAGCTGTAAAAATTGAGCCTACAGCAAACGGCTTAACTGTTATTGGAGGTAAGAACAATCAAGGTAAGACAACGGTATTAGACAGTATAGCATGGATGTTAGGTGGTGAAAAATATCGACCTACATCAGCGCAGCGTGACGGATCAGTAATACCACCCAATCTACATATAGTTATGTCGAATGGTCTCATCGTGGAGCGCAAGGGAAAGAACAGTGACCTAAAGGTTATTGATCCTGATGGCAAGAAGGGTGGACAACAGCTTCTGAATGATTTTGTGGAGCAGTTGGCGTTAGACCTTCCAAAGTTTATGCAATCGACCGCTAAAGAAAAGGCCAATACTTTATTGCAGATTGTCGGTGTTGGTAAGCAACTGGTAGAACTCGAGCGTCAGGAAATAGAGTTATATAACCAGCGCCTTACTATCGGACAGATAGCGGATCAGAAGAAGAAGTTTGCCAAGGAACAGATATATTATCCTGATGCTCCGAAGGAGCCGGTATCTGCTTCTGAGTTAATTAAGCAACAACAGGACATTCTTGCTCGCAATGGCGAGAATCAGCGCAAGCGCCAGAATTTTCAATACCTTGAAAGTCAGGCTGCGGATATACAACTAAGGATTAAAGAGCTACTTGAAAAACAGAAGATTATTGTTTCGGATCTCGATATTGCTAGAAAATCAGCCTTAGATCTGCACGACGAATCTACTACCGAGCTGGAAGATAACATATCCAATATCGAGTTGATCAATCGGAAGGTGCGGACAAATCTTGATAAGGATAAGGCCGAAGAGGACGCAACTAATTATGAAGCAAGTTACAACAAGCTGACAGGTGAAATCAACACAGTACGCCAGGCAAAGATAGACCTACTAAAAGGTGCTGATCTGCCATTAACCGGGCTTGCCGTAGAGGATGGGGAGCTTACATATAACGGGAGAAAGTGGGATAGTATGAGCGGATCCGATCAGTTGAAGGTTTCCACTGCAATCGTACGCAAACTCAACCCTAATTGTGGATTTGTGCTATTGGACAAGCTTGAGCAAATGGATTTGGATACGCTTAAGGAGTTTGGAGAGTGGCTGGAACAGGAAGGTCTTCAAGCAATTGCTACAAGGGTAAGTACAGGTGAAGAGTGTTCAATCATTATCGAAGATGGATATGTAGCAGGACAGGAATCATCAGAACTATCAGAGCAGGTAACAGAAATTAATGAACCAACATGGAAGGCGGGCGAGTTTTAATGAATATTACAAAAGGAAAAATCGACAGTGCTCAAAAGGTTGTTGTCTATGGTCCGGAGGGAGTCGGGAAGTCAACCTTCGCTTCTTTCTTCCCTGATCCAACTTTCATAGACACTGAGGGCAGTACAAAGAAGTTAGATGTAGCCAGGACTCCGAAGCCAGGGAGTTGGACAATGATATTGGAACAGGTAAGGTATTTCCGTGACAATCCTGGAAAATGTAAAACGTTGATTATTGATACCGCGGACTGGGCTGAAAGGCTTTGCGTTGAACATATCTGCTCCAAGTCTCAGAAGTCGGGAATTGAGGACTTTGGATATGGCAAAGGTTATACATATCTCGAAGAAGAGTTTGGTAGGTTGCTTAATCTTCTGGAAGAAGTAGTAGAACGCGGGGTTAACATTGTTGTTACTGCTCACGCATCTATGCGTAAATTTGAGCAGCCTGACGAAATGGGAGCCTATGACCGGTGGGAATTAAAGCTTGAAAAGAAAACAGCTCCACTGCTCAAGGAATGGGCTGACATGATCCTGTTTGCCAACTATAAAACCTATGTTGTCAATGTAGATGGACAGGGGGCGCAGAAAGGCAAGAACAAAGCTCAGGGCAACAAACGAGTCATGTATGCTACTCATCACCCATGTTGGGATGCTAAGAATCGCCACGATCTTCCAGAAGAATTACCTTTTGAATTTCAGGCAATAGCTCACTGCATCCCTAATAACACAACGACACAGGCAGCGCAGCAACCTGTTACAAACTCAATGCCTCGTGAATCTATTTTTGAACCTATTAAGGAAGATGCAGTTCGCGTGGTGGATAGAGTTGGTAATGAAAAAATAATTACCAGCGAACAGTATAACCAGGATGTAGAACGATCATTAGGCGGTCCGGATATTGAAAAGATGAAATCAAATTTAATTCCAGATTATCATGAATCACAAAAAAATATTCCAAAGGCTCTCGCTGAGCTCATGATTGCAAATGAAGTATTACCGGAAGAAATTCAGAAAGCGGTTGCGTCAAAAGGATACTATCCCGAAAACACTCCAATCGGAAATTATGATTCAAGTTTTATTTCCGGCGTATTAGTTGGGGCTTGGCCTGCCGTGTTTGGAATGATTAAAGACATAAGGATGAAGAACGGGCAGTTTGTTCCGACGGAACCCGAAGAAATACCATTTAACTAAAAAATAAAACATAAGGAGATATTAACCATGAGTATTGAAAGAGAATTTGGATGGGATGATCAGATTGAGAATGATGGACCCGAATATGTTACCCTCCCCGAAGGAGATTATGACTTTGAGGTAATTAATTTTGAACGTGGAAGACATAACGGAAGTGAAAAGCTTCCACCCTGTAATAAAGCAACTGTCCACATTAAAGTTGTCGGTGCTGAAGGGACTACTATCATTAAGCATAATTTGTTTTTACATTCCATTACGGAGGGCATGCTCTGTGCATTCTTTACGGCTATAGGTCAACGTAAAAAGGGCGAAAAGGTAACAATGAATTGGAATGCGGTTACTGGATCCATCGGTAGATGTAAAGTTGGTATTAAGAAATTTACCGGGGACGATGGAAACGAAAAAACGTTCAATGAAATCAAGAAATTCTATGAACCCGTTGAAGGAGCGCAGACGAAGAAGTTTGAAGCCGGGAGGTTCTAGTCTATGAAACTAAGACCGTACCAGGAAGAGGCTAAGAAAGCAATCCTTACTGAATGGGGAAAAGGTATTCTCAAGACGCTTCTGGTGCTGCCAACCGGTACAGGTAAGACAATCGTATTCTCTGGTGTCACGGAAGATTGTGTTCGTAATGGTGAGCGTGTTTTAATTCTCGCTCACCGTGGCGAATTACTTGACCAAGCAGCAGATAAATTAAGTAAAACAACCGGTCTTGGATGCGCGACGGAAAAAGCTGATGAAACATGCTTGGGGAGCTGGTTCCGTGTGGTAGTCGGTTCCATACAGTCATTAATGAGAGAAAAGCGTCTTCAGCAATTTCCACAGGATTATTTTGACAGCATTATTGTAGATGAGGCGCACCACTGCATATCAGATGGATATCAGAAAGTATTGCAGTATTTTGGTAATGCAAAGGTTCTGGGAGTTACAGCAACGCCAGACAGGGGAGATATGAAGAACCTGGGCTCCTACTTTGAATCACTGGCTTATGAATACACTTTGCCCAAGGCTATAAAGGAAGGGTTTCTTTCACCAATAAAAGCAGTAACAATACCACTTAAACTTGATCTTACAGGAGTTGGCCAACAAGCGGGGGACTTTAAAGCGGCTGATTTAGGAAACGCATTAGAGCCTTACTTGTATCAAATTGCGGATGAAATGGTCAAGTATTGCATGGACCGTAAAACAGTTGTATTTCTTCCCTTAATAAAAACTAGCCAGAAATTTACGGAAATTTTAGCTAATAAAGGATTTAGGTCTGCGGAAGTTAATGGAGAGAGTGCTGATCGCGAGCGACTCCTAAAAGACTTTGATGCAGGGAAATACAACGTATTATGCAATTCCATGTTACTCACTGAAGGATGGGATTGTCCATCTGTTGATTGTATCGTGGTATTAAGACCGACAAAGGTACGAAGCCTATATAGTCAAATGGTTGGACGTGGTACCAGACTAAATCCAGGGAAAGACGATTTATTACTCCTTGACTTTCTATGGCACACTGAGCGCCATGAGCTCTGTCATCCGGCGCACCTTATCTGCGAGAATGAAGAAATTGCACAGAAGATGACAGAAAATATTGAGACCGCAGGATGTCCGGTTGATATTGAATTGGCAGAAAAACAGGCAACGGAAGATGTTGTTTCACAAAGAGAAGAAGCGCTTGCAAAAGTATTACAAGAAATGAAACACCGTAAGCGTAAACTGGTTGATCCTTTACAGTTTGAAATGAGCATCCAAGCCGAAGATTTAGCAAATTATGTACCGGCGTTTGGATGGGAAGCAGGTCCACCTTCTGATAAGCAGATTCAGACACTTGAAAAACTTGGTATCTTTCCGGATCAAATCGACAATGCCGGAAAGGCTGCGAAACTTCTCGACAGGCTTGATAAGCGTAGAACAGAAGGGCTCACCACTCCAAAACAAATCCGCTTCCTG